GTACGCGAAAGTTGTACGATTTCCATCGTATCGCGTTACCTCTTCGTTATCTTTGAATATTCTGTTTCCACTAGCGCGCCACTCGTGACCAGTGTAATAGTTATATAGTGCGCCATGTGATGGACCGTTTAGTTGTTTGTGCTCAACTATGCCAGGGTGATGAGAAATGAATCCTTGCCCGGTAGTGGTTATACCAACTTTAGGCATGACGTTGACGTTTAGTTTATTGATCGATCGCTGGGTGTTCTGACTTACGCCAGTTCCGCCGATTAAAGGTAGTTGCATGGTATAACCCTCTTGTATGTTAAGTTGATTATACCATGCATATTCAGCTCATATTAATCGCGAAGTTTAGCTTCTTCTTTACTGCTGCTGAAGTTCGAGGGTTTTTTAGTTTCTTGCGCATCCAAGCGCGTGAGATTTTTCCATTAGCAAGCATGCCGCCTTCTCGTTTGGCGATTGCTTTTAATGAGCCTTCTTCGCTGGGTTTGATTTTTATCTTGTCCTTTTTCATTAGATATACTTACCCTTATTCTTTGTTCGAGTCTTTTTCTTCTTACCTGCTGCGTATTCTGCTTTGATTTTCTTTTTTACTTTTGCTGGGGCTTTCTTGTAGTTAGCCTTATCAACCTTTTCAATCTTTGTTAGTTCCTTTTTGCGCTTACCTTTAGATTCGTTAGCGCGAGATTTAACAGATTGACCGCCTTTGCTGGTGGATTTTAGTCGCTTATTTGTAGCCATGATTTTCTCCTAGTAAAGCCCCGAATTAACGGGGCGATAATATTATTGTGTTGGCATGTCTTTGAAATCGTCAGGTTGACCATTAGCAAGTGATCCACCTGTCAGTAATCCTTTTTCATCGGTCACATTAGGGTAAGTGTCCTCACCTAACTTAGCGTATGCGACAACATCACTATAAAGCTCCATTGATGTAAATGCCTCACCTGTTTGAAAATATTCTGTTAAAGCTGGGCCTGTAAATTCCATATGCGAAAGGATAAGGTTGTTTAACCCACCATTCCAATTTACGCCGCTGAATCCTGCGCCGCCTTGTCCAGTCCACGCCTTACCAATACATAAACCGCCTGTAATGTTTTGAGCGGAAATCATTGAGTCAGAAATAAGAAGGTTTGCTCTCTCCAAGAAAACACCTGTTAATGTGTTACCGATATGGTATTTAAGTCTTTTAGTAGTAGCGTTGTAAGTAAACATAATGCGAGAGAAATTACCAGGAGCATACCAGGTATTAGTCTGTGCGCGTTTACTTCCATCAACAAGATCATTATCTGAGGTGACATATAAACCCCAATTAATTTGAACTTCTTGATCTGGGTCTTCTGGAATCTCTAATGCTTGCAATGTAATTTGCACACCACCTCGCCCGAATAAGGTCATCTTATTTGATGTTGCTGGGCCTGTAAGTCCTACGAATGTAACTCCTATTGACCAATCCTTGGTGAAATCTAAAACGTCACCAGCATTAGTAAACTCAATGTAATCATTAACACCATCAATATCAATATAGCGATTAGCCTGAGTCCCTGCCGCAATCATCTCCTTGATATGAACAAAGTCACCAAGGTCAAACGAGTAGACCATCATACCTTCACCGATAACAATAACGGCGTTCTCTTGTCCTGCTACTGGCAAATAATCACCAGATGAAAGCGCTTCTTTTGCCTCATCTAATGACTTGAACATACGACCAAAGCCGTTAAATTCATTGCCCTTTCCGCGAAGCATTAACTTGTCAATTGCGAGTGTTTGTAAAGTTGCCATGATTAACCTACCTGTACCTGTTTAGCGTAAAGACCGCCAAGCGCGAGTCCTTCCATGAGTTGATCTTCTTCAGTAAGGAATGCGCCTGAATTAATCTTTGCGCGCTCCTCTGCTGTAATGATTTTACCTGAACCAGTGTCAGTGATTGATTCCAGCTTGAGCATGTCATTGTAAGAGCCTATCTTGAACCATTTACCGCCAGGACCACCAGCGACCCGAGTCCAGCACCAAATTCCATCCTCATCGTCCGGTGAAGCTAAAAGAAATAAGTTTTGATTCTCATCATAGATATCACCAAAATTAACAATATTTAGCTGTCTAGAGTTTAAGTTTGGCAATTCTGAAAGGTCGTCATCTCTGCCATAAATATAAGTCGCACCTTTTTTTAATTCCTTATATGAATGATGTAATATAAGAAAACCATCATTTGGTAATCCATCTGCCTCAATCCTAGATTCAATTTTATCGCTAGAATAAGTTGTGTCGGTGGAAACGGTGTTATCATCTATAAAACCACTCGCCCCACCTTCATCCTTTCCCGTTGGGACACTGGTTACTGTTGCATAGATTAAAGTTGAAGTGCCTGTCATTGTCTGAACAACAAAAACCCATTCAGCAACAGGTCCGATAAAATCTAAATGCTTTGGGCTTGCAAAATCATAATCACTCACAGTAATAAGATCGTTGTCACTTGCGCCCGGTCTACGTGCTTGAATAATAATACTTCCGGCGGTTGCTGTGCCGTTGGTCTTAAATTCAAAAGAGTGGAAAACATTATGATTTCCGGTTTGGTTGCGGATACGTGTTGTACCCGCAGCCGCGTTGAGCGTGTAACTTGGCATAAATCCTCCTTAGCCTACAGTTACGGTTTTAGCGTATATAACGCCACTTGCTAGACCTTCCATGAGCTCATCATTTTGTGTCTGCTCCTGTTTTTCTTCATCTGCAATCGCTGCATCATAAGAAATCTTTAAGATGGTTCCGATGCAATCGCTTGATTGATCGAATTTCAATGAACCCCATTCATCAACATACTGAGCTTTACGGCCCATGAATAATTGGAATAGCTTCATTACATTAAACGTTCCGCCGCCTGCGACAATTGGCATCACGAAAAACTCTGAATCATCATCATAAGTTATCGTTGCTGTCTCACCGCTGTCGCCTAACACGTTATGATGTTTTGGTGTCTCTAGTAATTCACTATCGTCATGAGTTACAGAATCAGGTTTTGAGTAGATAACATCACCGCGCTTAAGCATTGCGCTACCACGGTTAGCAAGCACGCCAGAAGAATAACAAACTGACTTAACAGAGTTAGACCATGTTTCTGTAACACTATCGTCAGGTGCTACCCAATGCTCAGGGTTTAGTGCGTTAGGGTCATCATCAGCAGGGATTAATTCACCGTTCCAGTTAATAGCAAACTGAGCCGATGCTGTTTGATTTGCCTTACCTAATCGACCGCGAGAGTTGCCAGTAAATAACATTGTGAGTTCGTTGACGCCTGTTAGGTCTCGGTTGTAAATTTCAGCAACCAAAGACTCATGGATAAACATGATCAGCTTAGTTGTGTTTATCTCTTCATGGATGGCGAAAACTTTACCATAATCAAGCTTACTTAATAGCGTTGCTGACTGAGTGCCAACGTTAGGCGCAAAGTAAGTAACCTGCTTGTTAGCATTACCGTAGCTTGCTGTTTTTGATGAGTCGATTAACTGGAACTGTTCACCCTTGTTAGGGGTGATAATCTCATCATTGTTTTCCTCAATAGCAAGTGAAGTGCTCCCAGCAATACTTGACTCTGTGCCATATTGCCATTTCCATCGTTTAAACTCTCGACTAGTCCAGCATTGAACAACCTCACCAGGCATTATTCGCAATACTGTCGTTCCTGAGTTCTCATAGAACAACCGAAGCTTACAAACGTTTTGAGACTGGTTATCTAGCGCGATCATGTCATACATTTGACCTGTCTGACCTTCGGGTATAGGTCGCATAGAGTCTATGGAAACATCCGTTGAGCCATTGCCTTTATAGTTAATCCACGCTTGAACTCGGCCTTCTGGGTAGCTATGAGCGAATATCTGCCCACCATTGCTATCAAACTTCCTTAAGTATGGAATACCACCACCGCCAACAGCGTTTAACTGGCCTACTGTTGCTGCATCTGTATCTTCAGTACCGTCTATTAGGTTTATGACTTTGCGTGAGTGCATGTTCAACCCATCAGTACTAAAACCAGCGTATTGATTGCCATCATTATCATTGAACATGAAATGCTCACACCGCCCCTGTATGTCATTATCATTAACGAATCTTAATGAGTTTTTGTCATTACTATCGTTTTTGTACATACCGCCAGCGTTTTTGATTCTTAAGTTACCAACTGTATAACCAGTGACTAGTTTTCCGTCATTAATCCTGATTGTTCCGCTATGGTTGTGATCGTATCCAGCGGCATCAACTGCTTTACCAAGTTTTAAACCAGTCTTCTTTGCTGCGAATACAAAATCACCATCGATTTCAAAATCAATGTTTTTGGTGTGCTTAATTTTGCGGGTCTCGCCTGAATCAAATATTAAATCATAATTCAGCGTTAACCCGTTGGCGTTAATCTTTGCAAGGTCAGTGCTTGAGTGATTCTTGAAGTTGTAGTTATCAGCATTTAAAACAATTGAATCAGAAGTTGAGCTTAATTTTGATGTACTCGCTTCAAACTTGTAATTCTTGGCTGTGATGTCGTTTGTTGTTACGTTCTTCTTAAATCCTACATCACCACTAACATCAACTTGATAAGCCTCTGTTAAATCACCACTGTCTTTATCCTTGGTGTAGTAGTGCGTATCACCGATAGCGTGAACAGTGGTATTAAAATTACCATCAACATAGGTTTGTGAGAACTTATCAGGGTTGTCAGGGCCTTCATGGATATTTAAAACCCTAGTTGTTAGCTCGTCAAAAGTGTGAACATCAGGGCTTACATTTGAGTTAAGTATCAGCGCACCATTATTAACCACGCCGTACATATTAGCTCCTGCAATAATGCTATCGAATGTTTGAGGGTTACCAACCGTCATATCCTCAAATACAATAGCATCACGCTTAAGCATAACCTCTGACCATCTTTGTTTTGCATGGTCAAAGCTAGATCCCGCCCTTTGAATGGTCCTATTGTTTGCATCATCCTCACCCTCAGCAGTGCTGACAATTGACAATCGATGAGCAAATCCACCACTACCAGAAGTAACCTCACTTGCAATAATGTATGTTGTAGATGCGTTAAGAGTTATTGATGACGGTAAGCCGGAAAATAACTCGCCAGCACCAGACTGAACAAAGTATGAAATATCACCACTAGAATGATCTGTTATTACAGTTGCCCATGACTCATCATTAAGGTTGAAATATTTACCTTCAACTAATTGAGTTAACTTTAAACCCTGAATCCCCTCATTAGCTAGCTGTATTCTTCCTGAACCACCATCATGCTGAATATAAACCCCGTCACCCTTGGTCTCTAGGTTTAACCCCTGCTTCCTATTACCTATCAATAGGTTCTCAACAAGACCAGGGGCTAATATTGCATTTACTGGAGTTCCATCAGGAAGCTGGGTATTTATTGCAGTATCTTTATCTAGTGTAAATCCTTTAGTTGGATCAACATTGGACTCATCAACATTCAGTGTTGTCTGTTGAGTTTCTGCGTCATAGCTAGATGATATATTAGAACCCGCAATAATATTTCCCGTAATATTACCATCTACATTAACGGTTCCTGTTCTTGGGTTGGCCTTAAGGCTTAAACTGCCATCCTCATTGCTAACAGTTAGAGTGAAGTCATCACTAAAATTAAGATTGTTAACTTGAGTTTGTGGAACGCCCTCACCAGAGAATGACATCTTGCTAGGTGGCAAAATACCCGCGTCGATTTCAGAATTGTCATTTAGAACGAATATAAGATGTCCATCACTGTTTATGTGTGATGATTTTATATTCTTTTGCTCTATGTATGATAGGAGTGTTGCACCGCTTACTCGGCGAGTTCTCCCGTCATCTTTAGACCAAATAGGGAATGAGTCGTTAGGGTTGATTTGCATATTCATCCCTAATCGATTAATAGTTGTCATGTTCTTATCTCCGTGAACTTAATCAGCTTGGAAGCAACGTCCTTGTCGCCTATTTCAGTATACCACTGATATAAAAAAGCCCCACGTAATAGTGAGGCTTTAGAGTTAAAACTTTAATGTCTTTGTGTTCGTTCCCTGAATCTTTTCTGCAATCCGTTTAATCAGATCGTAGCGATTCATTAGTCAAAGAAATCCTCTATTCGTCCATCCTGCTCAACGTCAATATGCTCTTGACTACCTTGGTAGATTGGAGCTCGACTTGACGATCTATTACCCTGGCCAACTGGCATCATTGTATTGCAATCACGCTGAATAAGCTCGGTAGGGTAAAGTTGTCGTTTAAGACTTGCTGACATTGATTCCAAATCAGGGCGGGAAATCATTAGCGCCTGGCAAATGTTATTAGCAAGCATCGAGCTAATGGCGTGCATTGTCCAGTCAGGAATACCTGCATCACTATCGATAGTAGGGCGCATTGGATCGATATCTTTAATCCAACCAATACGAATTCCATCAGCCTCTAATGCAGGCATCATTAGCTCAAGTAACTTTGCAGCAACCTCAGTAGTACGCGGGTCAGGATTAAACAACGAGCCAGCCAGAGACGCTTTATCTAATGCAAGCTCGATTATATCAGCTTTGTTTGTCGTCATCTTTCACAGCCTTTTTCTTTTTAGGCGGCTTAACTTCTGATAAAGATAAAAACCAACCATCTGATAGATAACTCTCGGGTTCATTAACGCACTTAACTGTGTACTTTAAGTCACCCACTGACCAGTCACCGCCATGTTTATAAACAAGGAACATTTAATAACTCCAATAAAAAAAGGAGGCTTTAACCTCCCCTTCATTATTACGCTTGACCAGTAAGGATTGCACCAAGCATTTCAGGCTGTACTACTTGAATATCATAGTAGATAACAGCTTTCATTTCGTAACGCTCTTTGTGGAAGTCCCAACGGTAAGTCATACGCATTGGTAGACCGTTAGCTGTAACAGACTCAACAAAGCCATCTTCACCAGATTGTTTACCCATAACAGGTAGACGACCAGGAACGATATAAGCAGCTTCAGGCGTATAGAATAACGTAGGGTTTGAAGCCTTAGCGTTAAGAATTGTTACCGCAGCTTCAGCAGCACCTTTAGCAGAACAGTTTTTGAATGGTCCTTCTGCAATGATAGCTGGTTGGAATGTTACTGTACCTGCGCCAGATGACTTAACAGTAAACGTTTGAAGCTCACCAGTATCTGTACGAGTAACAGGGTGTAGAGCGTTAACACCAGCAATAACAAACTTAGTACCTTTCGGCATGTTTGATGATGTAGCACCAGTTACACCAGCAGTCATTGAACGGTTATCTAGGTAGAAACCATCTGCATTGTAAGTTGCAACAACATGGTTAGTTTCAGCGGCTAACTTAAGACCTGTTGCATCGTTAGCAGCAAGAGGAAGTAAGTAATCAGAACGCATAGTGTCAAATGTTGCAATACGAGGAATACGAGCGCGCTCGATTGCATCAGTTGTACGGCTTGAGTCGTACTGAGCAGAACCTAACTCTTTAGCTACAGCTTTGTAGTCAGAGTTTGATAGGAACATCTTACGGTCGAAACCACCAAGACCACGGTTAAGCATGATTGTTTCTGCATCAATACCTGAATCGATAGTGAACTTAGCATCAACAGTCATTACCAAAGATGCTTCGTTGATTAGCGTTTGGTATGCGTCAATATCAACAGTTTGAGCAATCTCTTTTGCCATAGCTTCAGCAACACGTGAAACACGACCAGGATCACGAAGACCTTTAGTGTCGATATATGCAAGGATGCGCTTAGAACGTGAACGGTTTACTGGAATGTTACGATCAATGATGTCTTGGAAATCATTGTCCGTAGACACGTTACCGTCTTGAGTTACAAAGCGATACTCTTGAGGGATCCACTCTTGGTCTGCTGTCGCGCCGTCAGATGTGCGATCTTTGTTTGCTTCGCTATTCATATCCCATGTACGTAAGTCGCGAGATAGGGTCATAGCAGAACTAGCTTGCTCGGTTACCGATTCCCACAGAGTAAGCATTTTGTCTTGAGCGAATGAATTAGCCATTTTCTTTTACCTTATTTAGATGCGGCAGCTTTTTTAGCTTCTGAGTATAAACGAAAGTTTTCTGATGTAGGGTTCTCTGACCATTGTTGGCGTAATTTCTCTACACCTTTCGCCGTGTTATCAATAGCACCACCGCCAGAAATTGTCGGGGTTGGTTTTGTATCTAGAGCCTTACGTTCGCGTGTTTGAATTTTCCCAGCAGCTTCTTTTAACACTTTAGCCATCTGAACTTGAGTTCTAGCCTGTGACAGCTTTTGAACTAAAGCAGGTTGACGACCGAAAGCGTACATAGCCTTGGCAATATCAACCTCTGCATCATGTGCGATTGCCGCCAGCTGAACTGTAAATTGCTCAGGGTCAACACCGTACTGACCGATAGTATCTTTTGCCTTAGCTTCATAATCATCATAATCACTTAACTTTGATTTAAGCTCGGTAGACTTCTGATGATGGTAGAACTCTGCCTCTTCGAAACCATCCAGATTATTAGTCTGTGGTTGTGCCTTAGGAGGTTCGTTATGTGCTGCTGGTTTAGTTGTGCCATGTGAATACCACTTATCGAGCGCTTGATCATAAGCATCTTCATCATAATCACAACTTGCTAATGTTGGTTTAGCACCACGAGTAACGCTACTAACCTGAGACTTTAATTCATCAATCTCACGCTGTAGTCGTTCGCGTTCTTCGCGTTCTTTTGCCAACTCTTCATTTTTACGCTTACGTTTTTCTTGCTCTTTACGCCAGGCAGCATAAGTCTGCTCTTGCGTCATATTACTATTAGGCTGATTATGGTCGCCTTCATCATCTGCAAAGAATAATTCTTCACCTGTGTCACTATCTTGTGGAGTAGATTGTGATTCCTCTAACGATGCCTCCACAGCTTCATTAGGTTGGTTGGTTTCATTGTTTGCTTCTGACATATGTTCCAATTCCGACATGTATTACCTCGTCTATCGGTAAACGAAAATGACAGTATTAAAGGCTCTGTCATAACCTGATGTTATTTTAGTGCGTTACGCTGTAACGTGCAATAGTTTGTTTTTGCAATAATAAATAAACACCCCTTAACCGGGGCGTTTGTTTACCTGACTATCATCCAATCAACACTCCTAGGGTACTCGCTAGAGTCATGACCTATTACAAAACCTGCGGTTGTTTTTGATTTAACAAAAGGATTTATATTTGCGGGTGATGATACCAATGAAGGGATCTTATAGTTAGTATCATCCTCCGGTCTGTTGAATGTCACAGTTGTTTCAGTTGTTGTTGCTGAAATCTGAGCAGTTCCTGTAAAGTTCTTACATCTTGATCCTGTTGAGCTTATACCGCTAACAATACCAGAATTATTGGTTAAAGCATTTTCACCCCTTGATGGTGACGGAACGTTAAGATAAACGCCGTCATTCCCATATATTTTAGAGTCAGATCCATCATTAACCCATAACCCTACACCTAAATCTTCGAAGTCGCATTCTGCCCAAATTTGAGAAGCAACATTCCCCTGCCCGCGAACACAACAAACCCCTGCTCTATTGCTGTAAAATGTTCCTTTCTCTGATGGGTATGAACTTGTATTACTACCAAGTAACTCAAAAGATAATGATGTAACGTTACCAGTTCGCCAAATACCAGATAGATCGCCGCAATTTATTAGCTCTACTAGCTCCTGAGTTCGCAAGTTATGAGCTGATGATGTTGTGACCAATACTCGATTAAAGCTACCAGCAGAATAACCGCTAATGCTACCAGTTTTTGGTGATGTTGATGTATTTATGCTTGTTATGCTATCAGAAACCCTAGCTCTTACGGTCTCACTAACTACAACACCACACGAAGCATTGAACGCATTAAATCCATTGTTTAGATCTGTTTGACTCCCGAAACCTGAAAGTCTAACCATATTTCCATAAGACTTATTTGAAGGTGAAGCAGCCTCAAAGAATGTACCTATTGCGCATTCATAAGTATTACCAAAGGCTTGATTATGCTTACCACCTCGATAAAAGTGAGCTCCAACAGAATATCCAGTAAATGTGTTACCCCATCCTTTTGATTTATGACAGTTATTGAAATCTAATCCGTAGCCTCCATAGTAACCTGCTGCCGTTTTCTTACTAGTGTTACCATAAATTTTATGATCATATGCACCATCATTTGGCGCAGCAAATGAATCAGTTATATTGTCAACACCCAAGTTGTTAAAAATAGACACATTAAATGTCCCAACACCACTATTGTAAAAGTTAAGCAAACAATAACCCTGAGTCCCTGCATCTAATTTTGACTGGTTCTTACCTTCATTGATGTTTGTTATGTTGTTTTCTGAGTCAATGCCAACATAACGACCAAACAACTCTCCATAGGTGTAACACCCTGAAATCTCAACATCATTATGACCATCGTGAACATATACGCATGATAGTGTAACTCTTGAAAAACCTACACCAGAGACTCGCTGACCCTTCCCTTTTGTAGATCCCTGGGTGGTAATTCCTACCTTGTTGTAAAACTCTTTATCTTGACTTGTCGGTTTAATATAAAGCTTATCGCCTCCGTTAACTCTACCACCTATCATTCTTGCATTATCTCTTAGATAAACACACCCATAGTTTTTTGCTGATGATGTAATTAACTTTGCTTCAGCTTGATTGTCACAATGTAAAAAAACACCATCTTGAACAACAAAGTATTCATTAAATGTGAAATTGGTTGACCACTTCAATACACCGCCACCAAGGTTGCCTAGGTAATCAGATGCAACTTGAATGTTTTCAATACCAATACTTTCAGCTATAAATGGCGACCATTCATTTACGTGTTTAAATGCAACACCATTAGAATCATAAATATATAAATTAGTACCATTAACTGTAGGCATTGAGCCTGTAGGGGCTGTGTAATCAGCAAGGAATAGCATTCCATTCAATCTAGCGCCTGCCAAATTAGCCGAATTCTTGAATTGCTCGTAGCTTGTTATGTTTTCTTTGTATGATGTAACAACACTAAATTTACCAGAGGCTAAATCATCTTGAAATGTAGCGCCTGTTATAAATGATTCGTCTTTTAATGGCTCGATAATTTTTACACTTGAAATTTCAAGCAAAGCATACCCATCAACACGATCGGCTTTAGCTGGTATTGATTTGCTAGGCTCCCAAATACCCTGGAAAGAGTAACCAGCAAGACCAAAGGTAAACGCTCGCATAACATCAAGCGTTACACCTGATGTATTAATCTGAGTCGTTAAGGTGTTCCCATTCTTCTGGGTAAGAGTAAGCACGCCAGTAACATCATTGAATGATAGTGAAGCAGGTAGCTCACCACCCGCTGATTCATTGAATGCTTCCAATGCCTTTTCGATTACATCTTCGTTAAAGTAATTCTTAAGCGTTGATGCTGCAACACGCCGAGTTCGGTCATTGGTTACATCATAGATAGGCAACTGGTCAGCATCTATGATTGATGGGTTTTGAGTAAGGTCTTTGATTAGCGTCATTTCTGTTTACCTATGATGTGTTTGTCTTATTATCTTAGGTTACAACGTCACACGCAATGAATAAATAAAAGCCCCAGTTAAGGGGCTAGTTTTACATCTTAGATATTTCTTTTGATATTTGATACTTCTGCATTATGAATGCTCTTGATAATTTATCGCACTTATTGGAAATAAAGGAAAATTGATACATGCAAACTCGATCATTTACATCGTAGCTAAACAGTGCCTTTATTACACTACCACCATGGGGGTTATGAACAACCTTAACCATCACTCCACCTCATTCAACTTATCTGCTAACTCTTTCGCCTCGGATTGGTAAGGGGTTTCGAAAAACTCACCATTAACCATGTGAAACTTTGTTATATTTACGTTTTTTGCAAACCCAACCAAGTAAACTCCGTTAAGTGTTTTAACTGCCTTCCACATCACTCCACCCTCTCAGCATGTTGTGTTTTCCAGTTGTAGCGGTAGTGGGGTTTATTGACACAAACCATTTGATTGCATGATGTGCAATTAAAAAACTTATCTTTAGACGTTAAACTCATATCTCTTTTGTAAAAATTGCTACCGCACTTACAGGTAGGCAAGCCGGAGCAAAGGCTTATTGTTTTTCTAAAGTTTGCTGCTGGGTTGTAATAAGACCTTGAAAGAAAGTATTTATACCTCAATGTCTTTTGTAGTGAATTAAAAAACCCCTCTTCGTTACACCAAGTAATCACTTAACCTCCTCAACAATGCATCGACTAACTGGGATTCTTATCTCTTTGTCACGACCATTATCACCACGAACACTAATTAGGTATGTGTGTCTTGAGTTAGTGTTAACCCTTACGTTTTCATAAGTAATAGTCACAGACCGAGACATGTAACAGGTAACGTTGTAAAGATTCGAGCTAAACAATGCAGCATTAGCGCCAAAAGAAACAATTGATAACAGCATGATAATAATCTTCATCATTTCCCACTTTTTAAGTCAACTTTGTAATTACTGTGGAGAGTTCCGTATTTCTTGTGTTGAAAATGCGCCTCTGTTCTTTCGCTGTCCATGTAAAACTTTATATAACTAGGGCTAATGTGGAAATAAGCCCATCGAACAGACAGAATAAATCTTAAAATATACAATCTAATCATCACTTCAATTCCTAATAAAAAACCACCATCAGATAATATATCCAATGGTGGTTAATGTATTGCGGGAAAATACGATGATGTTTTTCTGTTTAATCGATTATCTAGATTGCCCCATCATTGCACTCATAAGTTCCTTTTGTGACTTAACCTGAGTCTCATACTGTCGCAGTGATAAGTCTTGTTCTTTTAGTGCAGTATCAAACTGAGCTTTGTAAGCATTGGTATTAGTATCAATACGCTTAGACTCAGCATTGTACTCATCGATATCTAACTTACGTTCTTTAACCCTTGCGTCTACCATCATTGATTGAGCAGCAATCATCTCAGGTGTTGGCTGTGGTGGTTGTTGAGCTTGCATCTGCATTTGTTGCATCTTCTGCTGCATGTACTGCTCTTCTTCAGGGTTCTGAGGCTCAGGGTCAATACCACGAGACATTAGTAAATCAATCTGGTCATAACGTGCAAGTTTACGAC